TATTATATATTTATAACTTCACCGTTTTAAGTATTTCGTCGAGTTGCTCAATATCACTATACTTCTTCAGCTTCCGAAGCTTTTTAGATATGTTTTTATACACATTCTCTGTATTTATATGTCCATGATAATCCAAAATAAATATCATGGCGAGTATATCCCCAAGCTCTTGTTCAAGATGTTTTTGTTTCTTATCATCTAACCCAAACCTTTGTATTTTAGTTATAACTTGGGTTACCTCAGCGCATTCCTCACTAAGAATAATAAGAGGTTCGATAAGGTCAGGATTACATTTTGAAGTCATCGAAACTCGCTACTGAAGAAGTTGGCTTATTATATACTAAATCATTTTGGGCTGATTCTTCTACATCATATAATTTCATTTTGGGTTTATCTATTCCTAAAATAAATCTCTTATGTACTGAAGGATCATTATATCTATTTTTAAGTTGTTTGACCATTATCTGATTAAGCCCATCCATTTCTTCTGTAGATATTAATGCCACCATTAAATCAGCTGTTGCAGGTAGTCCAAATGATTCTGATGTATCTGTAAGACTGATATCAGTATTATCAAAACCCCCTCTATTGGTTTGCGTCGCAGATACAATAGGAAGATTGTTCTCTACAGCTAAACCTCTTAATTCTTCTGCGATAGCCTTAACATAAAAATATGAACCGGCATCGCTACGCATCCTAGAAGATGAACAGATGTTAATATAGTCTATGTAAATGATATCAGGCTTAAAGTCTTTCTTAATAGCAAGCTCTTTCAATAAAGCTCTAAAGTGGCCTGCATGTGCTGTTGAAGTCGGGTATTCTTTTATTACCAATTTGCCATTAGATTTTTTCTTTATCTTATTAATCTTATCAGTAAACATGCTCTTAGGAAGATCTACGATGTCGCCAATCTTAACATTCATAAGGTTTGCATCAATACGTTCTGCAATCCTTTCCTCAGCCATCTCTAATGTAATATATAAAACATTAGTTCCTCTGGATATATTAGCTGCTGCCATATGACACATTGCTAACGATTTACCAGCTCCTGTTCCTGCAAGGATAATATTAAGAGTTTTATTTGATAACCCCCCCTTTGTTATCTTATTAAAGATATCAAGATCAAAAGGAATCTTACTTTCTTTCTTATGATAAAAATCATAACGTTCCATTGCATCTTCTTGATAATCATGCCCCACGTGATTATCAAATCCGACTGATAATGCTTCTGATAATATCTCAGGAATGGCATCTTGGGTGTACATATCATCCTTTCCATCGATAATTTGAATGCCTTTAAAGATGGCATTGTATACCGCTTTATCCTTACAGAACTTCTCTGTAAGATCTACTAACCAATCATAATTAACTTCCTCTATTGAGAAGTTGTTAATACTATTTACAATCTCATTATAGTCATCACCTGATACATCAGGCCGATTATCAATAGCAATAATAAGAGATTCCTTCGATGGCTTATCATGATAATGATCTACGAAACGGCTTATCTCTTCAAAGATAGCCCTTTCATTCCTATCATGAAAATAATCCTCCTTTAGGAAAGGAGATACTTTCCTCACATATTGTTCATTGAATAAGAGATTACTAAGTATCGTCTTTTCTATTGTCATATTCTAATTTCCCATTTTCTAGTTGATCTTCAATAATATCAATCAACACATCACCAATAATTGTTTGAAACTCATCACAATCAAATTCTTCTTCTTGTAGCCCATTAGAATCTAATAAGTCCCATTGAAAGCTTAAAGTTTGTTCATCATCCTCCTCAAACTTAACAGCGCCATACCTATAAACAGTACCTTGCCACTTTCCTGCTTTTTCTGTAAGGCCGATACCCTGCCATTCCGCGCCTTTGTTTTGTACAAATTTATACATAATGTAAGTAACTCCCGACTATATATTTCGGATTAGTTTTCACCTTTCTCCCTGCATGAACATAATTCCATAAAGGGGGAAATACTAAAATTCTCCCCTTCTTAGGTTTAATTGATATATTTAGATGGGGGAATACTGTTTCCCCATCATCGTTATCAGTAAGGTATATAAAGAATGCTAAGAATCTCCTAGCAGTATCATAGTCACCTACATCAACATGATCGTCGAATTGATCTTTATCATTAGGCATATATCGCTTCATTCTTATCTGCTCGTAATAATGATTTTTCGGAAACATCTTATTAGTAATATTACAATCTTCTTTATATTTAATTAATACGTTATTGTATACGGGCATCAAACCATTAATATCCATCGTCCATTTATCATTTTTCATAAAATTGATTTGAGTAAATGACCTCATGCCATCATATTCCTCTATAACATGATCTTCGGGGGCGCTATTAAATCTCTTTACTAAATCATCGCAATATTCTTCAGGCAAAACATTATCATATATTCTTATATAATTATCAACCATTTATCATATCCGTATGCCCAATTTGGAACCGTGTCTTTACAAATTCTTTGAAATCAGTATCGTTAAAAATGGGATCCCAAAACTCTTTGTTGAGAGTATCTTTTTCTCTAAACTTCTTATCTTCTATTTCGCCAGTTTCAGTATCCACTCGCGAATACCAACCAATGCTCGGTTTCGTTACATACCCACCTTCAAGACCTACATCCAATAAACCTGAGTAAGGCATAATACCCCCTTCCCAAGTTACCGAAATAGGAATCTTAGATTTCTCACGAACATATCTTGATTTCTCAACATTAATAATAAAATGATAACCTTTAATTTCAGTACCTTTCTTTTCTTGACGTCGGCCAAGAATCCATATGTTGGATGCTGAATAGTAAATTCCTGTGCCACCTGATACAACCGCTTTGGGGAATAAACCAATCTCTTGGTAAGTATGATTAACCGCAAGCAAAGGAATATCCTTCATTGTTAGATAAGGCGTTACCATTCTAAACAATCCCTTAAGAGCTTTTGCTCTACTCATATCCGCTACACTCTTTTCACTTCTAGCGTCATCAAGCTCTTTCTTTGATGCTAAGTTACCAATAGAATCGATAAGGATAATTACTTTATCTTTCCTATCAATATTCTCAAGTTGATTTACAATATCAAACTTAAGCTCTTCTACATTCATAATAGGTGTATGTAATACTCTATTAGTATCAATACCAAAACTCTCAAAGTAGTTTTGTGGCGACCCAAACTCTGAATCATAAAACAATAATACTGAATCTTTATGCTCATTGAGATATGCAGCTGCCATTAACAAACTAAAATTAGTTTTAAAATGTTTAGAAGGTCCTGCTAACACTGTTAGCCCTGAACTCAACCCTCCATCGATATCCCCCGATAATGCTACATTCATCATAGGTACTGGTGTTGAAACCATCTGCCTATCTGAAAATATTTTTGATTCAGCTAACGTTGCAGATGCTTTAATTCTTGAGTTCGCTGCAAGCTTATCCATTATACTCATTTTTCCTCCTTTAATTATATTATATCATAATATATTATATTATTACCTAATTATTGCTATTAGTATGATTTTATGTCATTTTGAAATATAGTGTCTGATTAGTATACTTTTGCCAAAGTCAAATGAGATAGGCAATAAAAAGATAGTAGCTTTTTCTTTTTTACTACCCTAAAAATCAATAATATGGGATAATAACAAGATTTTATGGGTAGTTTAACCCGGATTATGCAATAGAAATTCACAACTAAGTACCAATCATTTAGCTTAGGGCATTTACACTTTTTGCAAAATTCTATTGCATAATCCGGGTTTAAATTTTTTAGTTACAAATTAACTTAGTTACTACAAAACCACCAATAACAAGCCATATAAACATTGTTAAAGCAGTATAAAATGCATTTGCTCCAACACCTTTAAATTTAGAAAAAATTGTTCCCATTCCTAAAGCTGTCATTGCCATTGTTAAAAGAAATGTATCTACAACATTAATATAGTGAACTATCTCTCTTGGTATTAAATGCAAAGAGTTAAAGCCAGCAACCATTATAAAATAGACGGCAAACCATGGTATTACTAATTTTACTTTACCCTTTGCTTCACTCTTATTAGTATATGCTAAAATAAGTCCTAAAATTATAAGCATTGGAGCAATTAATATAACTCTTGTCATTTTAACAATAACTGCACTATGTGCCATCTCTGCACTAGCATGTGGGATAGATGCAGGAACCGCAACCACTTGTGCAACTTC